TACTATCTCACCATAAGCAATAGGGTGGCTAGTTCCTGCTCGTGATGTATTTTGAACACCAGAAAAACTGAATGATATTCTTGGATCTTCTTCATTACTAAAATCTTGTGGTTGAGGTAAAGGAAACAGCATTTCACTAACACCCATAAGAGTTAGACCAATACCAATATTTCCAGCAAGAGCAGCAAAACTAAACTTACCAGCAACAGTAGATCCAAAACCTAAACCACCACCAGCCATAAAACCTGCTCCTGGTGCTAACACTGCAAAACCTATTAATGCAACTCCAAGCAAAGTCTTACCTAAACCACCACCAGCACCAGTAATTACAGGCACAATACTTATATCTGATTGTCCTATTGGATTATGTATATCTTCTTTTCCTATTTCATAATTATCAACAAGCACTTTATAATATCTATTTGCCATATGTGCTTCTAACCCTTCAAAATTAGTTATTAAAAATTTTATTGCATCAGCAGTAGAATTTATTACAGCTTCTAATTCTTTATGACCTACAAAGTCAGCTAGTTCTCCATAAAGTTTAACTTTTCTGAGCATAACGATACCTCTTACCAGTACATTTTA